CACTGAGATTTGTTACCCTGTTATGGAATATGACGGAGCTTTTTTACAGTTCTATGGTAGTAATCCCTCGGGTCATCCATTGACGGTGATTCTAAACAATCTGGCCAACTCACTATATATGCGTTACGTGTACTATTGGGTTCACGATAGAGCTGGGAGTGATTCTGCATGGCTACTTCCTGAGACTAATCCCAATTGGGTACCGCCAGAGAAGAGAGAGAAACCTCTACCGCCACCTTTCCACACACGTGTTTGTTTGAATTGTTTTGGCGATGACAATGTTGGTAGTATCTCTACGGAAGAAAAGTACTTTCACTTTAACACCATTCAATATGTTCTAATGACAGTGGGTGTGAGGTACACAGCAGCGGATAAATCCGACGATGCGCCTGACTACATTCACTTGCGAGACGTTTCATATTTGAAGAGAAGTTTCGTCATGCTTGATGATGTTGGGAAGTATGTAGCTCGCTTGGAAGAAAAATCTATTGCGAAATCATTGCATAACTACACGCACAGGAAGGGCTCAGAAACCCTGCCTGAGGATATAGCTGCGATGTCTATCTACTCTGCTCTTCTGGAATACTTCCGATATGGTCGAACGGTTTACGATAAACGATTGCGGGAGCTTCGAGAAGTTGCGATGGTCACTTCGGTATCAGTTCCGGAGTGGCCGACCTTTGATCAACTGATCGATCGCTACAATGGTCGTTGCGAATGGAAGTGCGAGTTCATAGAAGTTTGCGAAATCGACAACGCGTTTGAATAGCGCGGCATCGTCCTGGGAAGACAAAAAACTCAACCGATTTTGCTTTGGACAAGCTTTAAATGTATCCCTCTGTGAGTTGCAAATCTCACACCAAACGGGCTCAAAATTGTGTACATGTATTGGATACCAGTAATAATTATCATTTTTATATATCAATGGTTTAACACTAGGCTTGCATGTTTAGGTATGGCCCTCGCGCCATCCCGCTATTTAGCGGATCCGTTCGCCGCGGAATGTATATATATAGGTTTGCGCACTAAGTCGTGCGTAATACCGAATTCATGACTTACATCAAAATTTAATATAAAAGTAAATTCTCACCCAACTAGTGAGAAAAACCAAATAGTGTCTTTTCATGACGATGAATCTGATTGGAACTATACAGTGCCCTCATCGCCTGATGCCACCTTTTGTGTGGCTGATCACAATGATACAGATCTGGCGAACTTCTTTGCTCGTCCTGTCAAAATTGGAGACTATCCGTGGGAAATTGGAGTGCCTATGTACTTCGCGTTTAACCCCTGGTCAGCATATTTTTCGGACAAAAGAGTTATCAATCGTATTGCTAATTTCAATTTGTTGAGGGCGAAATTACATTTGAAATTCTTGATTAACGGTAACAGCTTTTACTACGGTCGCGCTATTTTTAATTACCGTCCTTTGCAGGAAATGGACGATTTCACCATGGATCGAGGATTTTTCGAAGAGGATATAGTCGAGGCGTCGCAACGTCCTCATCTCTATTTAGATCCGACTACAAATCAAGG